TCTTTCGCAAACTTAACTAATTCTTCTCCACCTGGCCACCAAGGGAGAAATTCGAATCCTTTTTTCTCTAAAATAAAATTAGGCCATTCTTGTGTCCATAATTTTTTATCACGATTCTTTAAAGTGTCTTGCCCATAAAAACTGGAAAAACTTCCTTCAAAGTCACAGATAACTCCATCCATATCCAAATATAATTTCTTCACAATATCACCTTTTTCAATATCAACTTATATTTTACAACATCTTTTGGTAAAAATGCGGCATACTTGGACAATTTACGCCTGAAATCAGGATACCGAATATCGTCAGTTATCTTCTTGTCCCACATCGGTAAGAAATTAAGAATTTGATTTAGTATTACCAAAGTTTCAATTGTTATCTCATTACGCAATGTCTTTCTCAATAATACCGGGTAATCACCATCGGTATAAATGAGTTCGTTTGGGTCTTTTACATCCTCAAACAAGATTTTACAATCATTCTCAAACACATAGGAAAGACTTTGGAGAGTTTTCTTTCTTGCTCTGTATCTCACTTCAGCATCTTCACTCAACAAGTCTCCAACCCACAACCTTTCACTCACCATTAAATTGGAAACAATGAAATCGATAAGGTCGTCTTTATTGGAATACTTCCGAGATAACTTGTAGAAATGATACTTGTCTTTACGATTCTCAAAGGACTGCACCGAATGGTTTGTTTTACCATTGTATTTGAAAAAATCGTATGAGTCCTTTGAGAAGTGTAATTTTAATGATTCATATAATCCAAATGCTTCATAACCAGTCATAGTGGTAAACGAGAACTTTTTTCTTTCAACATGTTATTATCCATAGCATCAGCGGTCAATTTAGATTTTAAATTGGCATTTACTAATGTTGCCGCCACTTCAATTTCTAAACCGGTTTGTTTACAATACTCCACAATCGCTTCAATGTGGTTGTAATCCGTTTTTGCAACAAGGGCATCAATTGCTTTGGCAAATTTAGCCATTTCGTCTTTTGTTGGCATCGATTACCAAGTTCCTTTCGGACAATTATCATCATAACAATGATGAGACTTCATCGTATTTTTATCTATTCCACAAAGTTGGCATTTTGATGAATCTAATCCAGTAAGTGTAATTGTATCTTCACCTGCCATTGTTGAGAATGGCCATACAGGTTGTGCTGCACCATAATTAGAAATATTCAAATTGATATCAGGAGAAACGAATGTATCTTCTTTAGCCACATCTTGTAGTGTAACAGGACCTTTCATTAGTTGACCTACTGTCCAATTCCAAGAACCAGTTTCACTTGTTTCCGTTTCTTCTTCTTCAACAATATCAAGTTGACCATTGAAGTGGAATCCTGCACCACGCAAAAACATTTCAAATTCATTCAAAATAGAATCTAATGTTTCTGCATTAAATTCAACCGTTCTTTTTGATTGAATACTATGAACAAAAGGCATAGATTCTTCTTGACAAATAAAAGTAAATTTAGACATTATTTCACCACCGTTTCATATAGAGTTTCAAATTGTTCATGTACCGCAACTTCTTCATCAAAGTTTTGTTTGTGATAAACCTTGACCAACCTTGCAACCAACTTTTTAGGTAGTTGCATTTGTTTAGATGTTTCCGTAATTGATTCACGGATAAAATCCTGTTCACCATCGATTCGTGTCATTGAATCGGAACATTCTTTAATTATTTTAAATAACTTCTCACGGTCTGGTTGTGAGAGTTGATTGATACTCAATTGTTGAACTGCCATAATAAAAACTCCTAATTGTTAAAAATTACTTCTTGACTGGTGATACATTGTGTGATGATGCCGATGCCGCAAAAGCAACACAAATTAAATCATCACTTTTTGCATATGAACAACGAACTGATAGTGGGTCAATTCCTTTTGCAATTGCCACATCAATGTTCTTCGCCATCAATGTTCGGTCTACAATATTATAATAACTCATACCTGCAATTGTCGCAAACAAAATTAGTGTTAAACAAACAATGAATGTGGTATCCAATTTAAACAAATCTGTTACTGTTGTCTTAGTCATGTTCTTAAATCCTTTCTTATGTAAAATATGTGTCTTCCAATTACTGCGGTTTTTTCCATATTCTTCCATCCAGGTTTAACATAGTCTGCATGGTAGAATAATGCACCTTTTGTTGGGTCATTAATTAATTCATAATTCGCATAAACATATATTGCTAAATTTCTAATGTCATTATACAATGGATTGTTGTCATTTGTCAAGACCTTTCCGTAGGACATTGCCTTAGGTCTTTCTTCGCAATACCAGGAAAACTGGCAAACACCACCAGTTTTTTGTTTTACGACACCACAAATATCGGATTCAAAATGTTTACTTTTAACACGGTTGAGTGTTACGAAAGCTACGGCAACTTTACCTTGTTCTGGTTCGTGTGCGGCTTCAAAGTAAATATTTTGAGCGAGACATTCAATTTCTTTCTTGGTGTCTGCCGTTAAATTGTTGTAGTATGCTTTGTATGGCATACTTGTTTGTAAACTTGCTAGTGCGACACTTACTCCTAAGATTAGTGTTACTGCAGCTAGAGTGAATAAAATGCGAGGTTGCATAATTCTCCTTAATTAGTTAAGGACCGCAGATATGGAAATCCACGGTCCGATCCCGTATCAGGTGGACTTTTTGCTAGTCTTTTCTTGTGTAGTGTTTGGGATTTGTGAAACGAAACCGTTTAGTGCATTTGCCTTTGCAATAATTTCAGTTTCGGATGGGAATGATGGAAAACCGGGATGTTCTGGAATTGGTTGACCATTCAATTTAGCAACCTCACATTGTGATGCGTATTGGTTACTAATTGCTTCACGCTTTCCGTAGTAATCATCGGACAGCATGTCTTTCGCCATTTTTAATAGTTCGAGGCGAATTTCGAACGGTGTCATATTTGACATAAACTTCTCCTGTGTGTTGAGTGTGTTACCGACCTTTTGTGTGATGCCGGTAATCTATTTAGTAACTACCAAGCCCAAGAAACGCAAGAATATCTTATTCCTTTTGTGACTGGCTTTACTGTATGTGGATAAAGAAAACAAGAAGGAAATACTACTGCCGAACCTTCTTTAAACTTAATTTCTTTATCATCAAATATAATGAATTCACCACCTTCATAATCTTCATTTAAAATTGCAAGAAAGGTCATTGTGGGAATACCTTTTCTTTGGCCATCGAACATCGAATGAATATGGTCACAATGAAGTGCCATTAGTCTATCTTCATTGTAACGATTAAATCTCACTTCACTATAACCTTGCCAACCAGAAAACCAAGAAAATTGCAATTCGTTGGTATATTTCCGATAAGCATCCCAAATTCTTTGCATAATATAAGGTTTGGTCGTAATGTTTTGTTGCCACGAAACATCTAACTCACGATTGCCACTTTGTGCTTTATATGACCCATCATGTGCGTTATAGAATGTATGTTGCGTCCAATCGGCCGATTCTAATTCTTTAGTTGTTTGTTTACATTTATCGGCATCAAACCAATTATCATAAACTTTAATGTATGATTCTAAATTTCTATCCATAATTAATCCCATAATCCTTGATAATATTTTCCAAAAAGACGGAATCCATTCTTCATTCTATCTTCAACTTTTTGCATGCCATCATAATCACATTTGTAAGTATGATTTGGTCCGTCTTTCATTTGATAATACTTGTGTTCACCTTTTGGTACTTCATTACCTTCTTTATCAACAGGTACCCAAATTGTGTCAAATTCACCAGAACGGAATTCTTCTTGCCAAGAATCATCAACTTTATGTTCAAATGCAAAAATCATTTCATCGAGAACATAATCCCATCTTTTGAAATGGTTATCATCCGTATCATGTTCATTTTCTTTTGGTGGTGCAGATGTGGATTTCAATTCTTCGGGAACATCTTCATCGTCAACAAAAGGAGAACCATGTTTGGTGTCTTTCAATTGTTTCAACATTGGAAGAATGATGTATGAAAGAGTGTGGTCCATCGACCAAGTGTCCCAATAATCAATCTTCACATAGGTGATTTTGCGGTCAACTTTATCCCATACCCATTGAATTGCTTTACTAATAGGTGTTAAACGGTCAGACCATTTCTCGACCCACTCTGGAGGTTCAATGAATTTGTATTTACCTTCAAGTTCATCAATAGATGCTTGCAGGCTGCTTTTTCTACTACATTTAGACCAATCTGTCCAAAAGAACATATAGTCTAAAATTGTATAAGGACTAATCCAATGATTTTTATATTTGTTGATATAGATTTTCACTCAAGGTTCTCATTATACTTTAAAAGAGGTGGTTCTTCTGTTACGAGGTGAACCACCAAAACCCTAAGCAGTGTTTAGGCTGCTAATGCGAACTTTTCATCGTTTGCATTTATCTTTTTTGTTTCTACGACCGAGTATCCTCAATCCTAACGAGTTTCACATTCCCGTGCTGTCCACTTATTTACTCTTTGTCCTGTCGAAACCAGGTCACCCCCATCAGAAGTATATTGCCACTTTCGTGTTTGCTACC